GATCGCGCCGGTTGCGCCGCCGTAGGCAGCTTGCTCTCCCAACCCGTCAATGAGCGCCTGCTCTGGCTTGTAGACACCCCGGGCGATCATGTTCTGGGCAAGGCCCGACGCGACTTCCTGCGCGGCTTCTTCACCACCTGCAACAAAGGCACGCTTGACGGCCTCCACCCCTGCAGCTTTGGACGCCGTGGGGATGCGGGACAGGATACGGATCGGGGCGAACGCCTCCAGTGCGCCGGGGATTACACCCAAGGCCGTGGCAGTGCCGCGTTGGTCTGCGGTAGCGCCTTCTTGCTCAGCACGCGTGCGGGCTTCTCCGGCTCCGGCACCAACACCCATACCAACGGCAGCCGCGCGCCCCGCCAAACCGAACGGACCGGCAAGGAGAAACGGCGCGGTGGAGCCGATGGCCTCACTCAACTTGCGTGGGATGGATTCTTCGTACCCGGGGGCTGCAGCAAACGGCGCTTTGGCGGCAGCGGCCACCGACTTGATCTTCTCCCGAGCGGATTTCTCCATGTCCTCGGGCAGCAGCGCCGACGCGCCTGTGGCAGCGCTCTCGACCAACCCAACTGCGCCGGGCACGAGGCCCTTGAACAGTTCCTTGGCCCCACCCAGCATGGTGGTAGGTTGGCTTGAAGCCAGAACCCGTTTGACCGTCGCTTGAATTACGCTAGGGTCGGTGCCGTCAGGAAACTCAAGGACTCGTCCATCGGCCAGTTCTGCTTCAATCGCCATACGCTACCTCATTTGATTGGGTTCCCTTGTGCGTCAAACCGCATGCGGGTGGTTCCGCCGGGGCTTCCTGCGCCGGGGGCTGGCGCAATTGTACGGCCCTCTGCCGCTGCCAGCAACCGATCAGTCTCCCGTTGCACCATCATGTCAACAAGGCCCGGGTTCTTGCGGGTATCCGCCAACAACCGCATGTTGGTCTTGAGCTCGTTCTGCACGTTGTCTTTGGCCTTGTTGGCAATCTCAGCGCGCTGGTTTGGCGTCAACTCAGTCTTGCCACTTTCACGGGCAGCCGCACTGATCCGGGTAGCCTGAAGTTGGGTTGCGTTACGCTCGCGTGCCTCAGTAGCTCTTTGGTCAATCTCAAGGCGCTTGAGCGTGTTCTCCTGTGCCAACTTTGCGGCTTCACGCTCGTCCGTAACGAGTGCTTTGGCAGCTTCGAACTCTTCCTTGTAGACCTGATCGAAGCGGGCTTTGCCCACGTTGTACTGTTCGGTGGCGAACGCCCGCACGGCGTCGATTTTCTTCTGCGAGATTTCCAGTGCCTGCTTCGACAGATCGAACTGCTCCAGTTGGCGAGCCTTTTCGGCTTTGCGCAGGCCAGCAGCACCGGCAGCCCCAGCCTCGAACGAGGACATGCCGCGAGGTGTGGCAGCGATCTGGCCAAGGTACTCCATAAGCTGGCCGAACGAGTCTTGCGGACCTTCCAGTTGGGCCTTGCGTTTTTCCAGCTCCGCAATCATGCGGTCGTGGGTTGAGGTGTCCAGCTCGCCAATTTCCTTGCGGCGGCGGGCTTGCTCAGCTTCGCGCTCGGCCATGGGGTCCATGTCCAGTCTCGCCTTTATCTTCTGAGCGGCGTCTGAGACTTGGGCAGGTGCCGTAGGCTGTTCGACTGGAGCTGGTGTCGGTGCAGCAGCCACGGGTGCTGGAGCCTGCTGGCGGCGCTTTTGGTCAGCCAGTGCCTTCAGGTCTGCAATGGGTTTTGGTGCGGGGGGCGCGCTGCGCGATGCTGCGTCGGACGCGTTGATGGCTCCACGATTCTCCGCTTGTGTTGGCGCAGGCTTCTTGGCCGCGACTTCACGAGCAGAAGCTTCGGATGCGGGCGCATTTTCTGAAGACGCCAAGAAGCGAGCGCGGGCGTCCATGAGCGGAGTCATGCTGGTGCCGCCGTGCTGCGTCAGGCCATACAAACCACGGATTGGGGCAGCGACGACATCGCCAGCAGCGGCCAACGGCGCAGACAAAAACGCCAAAGCTTTGAGGATGCCTTCGTTATCTTTTTTGCGCTCTGGGCGCTCCGCGTCTTCCCGGTTCTCGCGGTACAGCTTGTCAATACGGGTCTCGTATTCTTCGCCCTCATCTCCGCCTTTTTTGAACGCAACGATGCCGCCACCCGCGAGGCCGAACTCCACGGGCAGATCGTCGATGCCTTGGGCGCTGGGTTGCGCTTGGGCAAATTGCGTCCCTTCTGGGACTGGACCGGGGCCAGCTTGCTGCATCATGGCCTGCATGGCTTGTTGCTTTTGCTGGGCTTGAACTTGCTGGGCTTGCATCTTCTGGCGGGCCTGCTCGCGCACGGAATCCATGACGGTGGGGGGCTTGCCTTGTGGGCCTTGCATCTGGGCAAGTTGGTCCATGGCCTGTTGCTTGGCCACGGCGTCTGTTTCGTTCGTGACGATGTTCAATGCCATCAGCTCGTGCAGGTCTGGTGGCAGGCCGGGCTTGCCCTGCTGCTCTTGCTGGATGCGCTGCTGGAGCGGTGCTGGGTTCCCACGGAACAGGGAGGCGATGCCTTGGGCGCTGGGTTGACTCATGATCTGTCCTTAATTTTTTGCGGGGGCTGCTGTCTTGCCACTCAAGATGTCCAAGAGCTGCTGTACTGTCGTGGCCCCGCCAGCAAACTGCTGCAAATTACTGGCCCCCGGGATGTTGTACGACTGCGCCGCCAATGGCAAGCCCGAGAGCAGCGACTGCTGGAACTGCACCATCTTGTAGGGGTTCAGGCGAGCTTCCTCGAACTGCGCCTTGTCGGCTGCAATGCCCTCCGACTCGATGCCACGCTGAACACCGCCAGCTTCCAGTGTGCCGCGCAGGTTCGCCAGATCGGACTGCGACTGGAGAGCCCCAGCCTGAGCTTGGGTCTGTGCACCTTGCAGGCCAGTCTGCAAACCCTGCAGGCCAAACGTGGCACCGAACTGCGCCTCTTGTGCGCTGCGTGCTTGGTCGGCATTGAACTGCTGCATGGCTTTGTCGTAGGCGGTGGAGTACCCCTGCGCCAGCGCATCGGACTGTTTGCCCATCAGGTTGCGGCGACCCTCAGATTCCATGATGGCCTGACGGCTACCGCCATACGCCCCGGCCTGCGTCAAGCGGCCAGCGTCTTGAACGCGGGCAATATCCGCAGCACGTTGCATTTCAGCCATCTGCGGACGCAAAGCGGACTCAAGGTACGGGTTCATGTACTGCTGCGCAATGTTTCCAACCGGCTGTGAGGCCTGTGGCTGCTGTGGCTGTCGGCCCTGCTGACCTTGCATCAGACCGGGCAGGCCAGCTTCCTGACTTGGTGGGCGCATAACGCCCCCGGTCATTGCATCGCCCTGCATGAAAGGCTCGGACGACTCGCCAAAAGGCAGGGGCGTGCCTCCGCCAGTGGAAGGCTCTTGCTGAAAACCCGGAGGCAGCTTGTTGCTAGGGAGCGTTGACATGCCACCCTGAAGTCGTGGGTCGCCGGGTTGCAGCTTCACGAGATCGCGGGACTCAGCGCCCGTAGCTGGGTTGTATTGCGAGCCGCCATATTCACGCATGGGCTTCGTCTGAAACATGCCGCGACCGTCTTCCGAGCGATACGTTCCTGTGCTTTCATCAAAGTCACGAGAGCCCCCGGCGTAGTTAATGCCATTGTCTTGCTGGGGGTCGTAATCGTTGCGGGGGCCGTCGGCAAGAAGGGGCTCCCGACCGTTATAGATTCCCGCTGGTGGAGGGGTGGGGCCTCCTGTGGGTGGAGGTGCCACACCGGGGCGTGGCATTGGGATGGGGTTGGAGGGAGTGCCCATCGGGTAGGGCTGCTGCTGGGGCATGCCCATGCCCATGCCGTAGGACGGAGCCATGTCCAGACCCGTTCTGTTTGGTGTGCCCAAGAACGATGTGGTCTGTGGGGTGTACCGCATGTTTGCCGCCAAGTTGGCGATGCCGCCAGCAGTGTTGGCAGCCTGACCAATAGAGCCGGGCGTGCGAAGATTCCCGGCCATGTTGAACGCTTGGTTCTGCAGTTGGGATGAACCCGCTGTCAGCGGGCCGGTGTAGGCATCGTATGGCTTGTTGGCCAGTGCCGCGCCTTGGCCAAGCATATTGGTGACGTAATCGCCACCCCAGTTGGACAAGCTGGACTCGGAGCCTGTAGCCCCGGCGGGCATTGTTGTTCCGCCTGTTGCGTATTTTTTCACAGAGCCTCCCGGCATGAATTTGTTGGGGTCGATTTGCTTGCCCTGCTCGGTGGTGCCGGTGCGCTCTTCACGAACACGGTCCATCATGGCGTACAGCTTCTTGGCACCCTTTTTGGCGTCACCGCCACCAATTTTTTTGACCATCTCAGGGGAGATGAACGCTTCTTCGTTGGCAACACGGGCCTCTTGCTTGCCGCCAATGGTTGTAGGGATGGAGTCGCTCATGCCATCGCCTTTACCCTTGATGGGCTCAGCTCCAAGGTTTGAAACAAGCAGCTTTAGGCCAGCTTCGGAACTGCCGTTGCCCAAGTGGCTCACCACGTCAGCGGGAATCACAAATCCATTTGGCAAGAGACCCCCCGCAGCAGCGCCGATGACGGGTTCGTTTTGCGCACCGTATGCCTTGGCTGCATTAAGGGTTGATTCGTCAACACCAAACTGCTGCATAGCACCCTGCAGCGCCTCCTGCGAAGGATTGGTGGCAAGAAAGCTGTTGATGCTGTCGTAAACGCTGTTGATGCCGCCTGCAGCTTGACCCTCTTGGCTGCTGGCCCAATCGTTCACATCGGGCGGTGGAGCTGCGGGCTGGGGCGCGGGCTGCGGTGCTGGTGCCGCCCCAGCAATGCCGCCGCCCACGGTGACATTAGGAGCGGCTGCGGCTTGTTGTTGCCCGCGCTGAGCAGTGGCTGCTGCGCCAGCGGTCTGCTTGGCCATCCAATTAGGGTCCTCCCACATGCCGTATCCCTGCGGAGAATGCGCAAGTGTTGGGTCCAAACCCATCTGTGTGGCCGAATACATGGCATCGCGGCGGTCCTGCCGTTTCAGTTGCTCTTGAGCTTGCTGCTGGACGATTGGACTGTTGTAGGGATCAGTGATGCCTTGCTTGGCATACACATCAGCCAACGTGCCCTGACCCAGCGGGTTTGCTTGAGTCATCTGCCACTGGATGTAGTTTTTCACCTCTTCCGGGGTGGCGTCTTTGTTGGGGTCCATCGAAAACGTCAGGCCCTTCATGAGCTCGGCATCCTCGGCTGACAGGGTGTCCTTGTTAGCCGTCACCGCTCCACCAAAGGCGTTGACCCGGTAACCATCTGGCGTTATCACATCACCCGTCTTGGGGTTGTAGATTCCTTGAGCGGTAAGGATGCGACCGTCCGGCAGCGGCGTTCCTTTCGTTGCGCCTGTGTATGGGGTTTGCTGATAGCCGGGCCGCGCAATAGCGCCATATTGGCCGGGCACAGAGACTGCGGAACCGCCCGGCTTAGTAGCACCCGGCGTTGGAACGCCACCGCCTACAACCACATTACCGGAACCGCCACCCGAGCCCCCGCCAACCACTGGTGTTGTTGGGGTTGTTGGGGTTGTTGGGGTTGTTGGTTTCGGATTCAACTGGTTCAGCAGCGTGACCAAATCAGATTGGCCGAGACCACCCTGTTGGCCCTCGTATGTGGCACCACGGTTGAATGGGTTGTTGATGGCAGCTTGGCGCAGCTCCTCCAAGGTCTTCTCGTTGGAGGAAACAACATTACCTTTTTCGTCGCGGAACGTGGCACCACCGCCGTAGTTGATGCCGCCCGAGCCGGGACGACGACCCACAGGAGGCGCTGTCAGCATGTTGCTTGTGGCCGTCAGTTTGGGAATTTTGCCTTGGTAGCCGGTGGGCGTGGAGCCGCTTGGGCGTGATGCCGCTAGCAACCCACCACCAAGAGCGGCCAACTGGGCGGGGTTTGTCAGAATGCCTTTGAGTTGGTTCCAAAGCGGCGTCCCATAAGAAGCAATAATTTTCTCCATGGCGGCACGCGCCGCTGGAGTCATTGCACCCTGCAGCCAATCCGAGTAAGACTTGCCACCAGTAATTTCTTTCAATTCCTGTTCCGGGATAAGGCCCGCTGCCGTGTCTGCATCAGCGCCATCATCGCTCGGCGAAGGGGTGTCGGTTCCGTAGCCGGGGATTACAACTTCCGTTACCGGGGTCTCGCTCTCGCCGTTATCGCGCAGCTCGCCGTCTTCATCAATGTAAAGCGCCATCTCAGCTCCTTAAAAGCCGCGCAAGTTCGCGGGCTCGTGTAACAGGGTCACCTGCCGGAGGCGCAGACAGGGAAGTTCCAAAAATATCTTCCATCAATTGTACGTCTGCAGAGTTATCCTGACCAGATGACACAATCGTTGGTGCGGCTTGCTGTCCGCCGCCCAAAAGGGATGCGAGCTGGTTGATGTCGATGCCCTGCCCCGGCTTGGTTGGAACCTTGGCCACCCCCGCAGGTGGCTTTGCCGCAGCGCCCGGAGTTTTGGGGGCACCTGCGCCAGCGCTGTTCATGATCTGCTGGCCAGTCAACGGCGTCTTGCTGTTCTGCATGTAGCTGGTGTCGATCACCGTGCCGTCGGGCAGAGTCCAGTTGCCAGTGTCTGGGTTGTATTGGTAGTCGTCCATGGAACCAATGTTGGTCCCCGAGGTCTCATTGGTCAGATCGCCAAAACTCAGAGCACCGCCTTCATCCGGCATGAAGTGGCCAGTGATCTCGTCAAAGTACCCCTTGGTGTCCGGGGCATAGGTAGGCGGGGCAATATAACCCTCACCACCCGGGGCAAAGTACCCCTCGATCATGTCAGAGCTTTTGGGTCCGTCGAAAGCATCCTTTGGTAAAAAACCAGCGCCAGCCTTGATGATGGCCGCTGGGTCCTCGCTTTGGAGGGCCGTAACCATGCCAAGTGCCTTGCCGATGTCTTGCGTGGAGAACCCGGCCACCTCAGAAACACCGGCCAAGTTTGCCCCGCCGAGCGCAGCGCCCAGCAGGTCCTTGCTCTCCAGCGCCTTGAGCACGGTCGCAGCCTGCCGTACGTTGTTGAGTGTGTTTGCCGTCTCGATACTTGCCCCGAGTTTTCCAGCCAGCGGCACTGCGGCGCTCAGGCCAGACAGCAGCGCCTTTTCCCAATCGCCTTTGGATGCCGCGTATGCAGCATTGGCCGCAGCGATGTAGGGGCCGACGCCGGGGATAAACGGGGCAACCATGTTGACGGCAGGGCGCAGGAAGTCCTCACGAAACTCCATCCAATCGCTTTGCTTTGGTGTTGAATAGGCCACAGGCGTGCCATCAGGGGCAAACTGCAACTTGTATTCGTTTTTAAAACCATGGTTAGGCATAGTGACAGCCGCACCTGTGGGTTTGTGGTACAGCTCGGTGTCCATGTAGGTCTCAGGCCCGTTGTACCCGTCTTGCGTGCGCTCCACTTGCCTCTGGCCAAGGTCGTAGATCGAGTCGGTGCCGGTCTCTGCCAGCCGGAAGGCAGTATCCCAGACCGTATCAGCTTCCCCAATCTTGCCAGCAGAGGTCGGCACCTTGTATTTCTTTTTCTGGTCTGCCAACTCTTGGTGAATGGCAATCACCCGATCCGCAAACGACAGTCCTTTTTCGGACTTACCGCCCTCAAGACCGCCGTACGTCTTGCGGATGAAGTCGGCAGTGATGTCGCCAGAACGCGCTTGATTGGCGTACTGGGAATATGCGTCGTCCCATGGGTTTGCCATATCAGACCTTCACTTTCAATACGTTGGACGCCGTGGTGTCCCGGTATACGTCACCCACGCGCAGATTGGCCACATCCGCCTGCGTTGGAAGCGTGTTGATGTCGATGTTTAAAGCGGCAATGTTGATTGGTTGCACAGCATTGATCTGCTTGAAGAACAAGTTGAAGATGTTCTGCATCTGGTCCATGAACGCAGTGGTGTACTGCGCTGGCGCGGCGGTTGGCCGAGGCGGGGTTACGCGACTGAACATGCCCATGGTTATCTCCGTCCGTCAGGTCTGAGGTCGAGTCGGGGAGCCCCAAGCTGCCACGTTACGCCAAGCCCATCGCTCTCCACCTTCACAGACATCTGACGTGCCCGCACCCGGGTGAAAATCTGGCCGGTGAATTCTTCAATCGGCAGAACTGCGGTGCGCGTGATTGGCCGGTTGTTCTCACCTCCCACCGAAGGAGGCGTGGTGTACCCAGAACCCGAGTTCTTCAGAGGCTGCATGTACATCCGGGCCGTAGGGGACGCGGCGTCAGACCCCCGGAAAGTGATGTCCGGCAGGACGCGGTATAGGAACATGAAGTTGTGCCCGTCGTCCAGATCGAATTCAGCGGACGTGATCGTTGCTGCGATTGGCGTAGGCATGGCCGTGGAGTTGTCGTCCACACCCGACTCATGGTTCACAATGTTGTTCAGGTACGTCGCAGCAATTGGGTAGTCCCGCAGGCCGGAATCCAGCCATGCCGAGCGGCTCATGTTGCCGTAGTACCAGATGTCTTCAAGGTAGTTGTAGATGACGTACTTGTCCGCTACCAGCGATCCAGCAGAGCAGTAGAACCACCAGACCTCGTTGAAACCCTCATTGGTCCCAGCAAACACCTGCGAATACTGGTCTTTGTCCAGATCGGAGAAGATGTACTGGCGCAGATCGCAGCGCAAGGTTTGGACTCGACCATCGTACTTGTAGAACTTGTCCACGCCCATCCAGAACGTGACGCCAGATGCAATGGTGACTGCGTTCTGGCTGACGATGGACGTGTTGTCGCCCAGCAGTGTTGCGCCCCACACAGCCGGTGGTCCAAGGTACTGCAGGGCATACACGGCGTTGTCGGTGAACACAATGATTTCTTGGCGCGATTGGATTGCCGTGATGATCTCTGAACCCCGGGATAGCTGCAGGCTACCCGCTTGGTTTGTTGCTGCTGGCGTCCAGTTTGCCGCATCCTCTTGGTCGGACCAGCGGATCAACATCGGGTTTTGCGTGGCACTTCCAAGATCGTTGCATCCAAAGCACAGCACGAAGCGACTTACGTCCGAAACCAATATGGTGTTCTGCACCGTGGGCACATCCGAAGCGCCGCCCAAGGATGTCAGGTTTACTGCCCGGGTGCCTGTGCCAGCCGAAGAGTCCCAGTAGTAAATGGCTCCGCCTCGTGGCCCGAAGATCAGGTCTTCGCCAAAGTTGAACTGGCTCCACAGGCGCAGGGTTTCCAAGGACGATGTGCCTGTACCCCATGGGCCAGCGCCCCAGCCGCCAGCGCCCCAGCCGACCAGCGGGACGGCGTACTCAAAGCCGGTGTTGATCTGGTAAGCGGCAACGACCGAAGCCCCGCCGCCCGGAGAGCCCGACACGTCAGTGGCGTTGGCCGTAGCCGAGACGGTGATGGTGTAGGAGTTTGCATCCACCACGGTGACTTGGTATTCTGCGTTGAGCACGCCCGCCGTGATGTTGCCGCCAAGGCCTACTGCCCCGCTGAAGGTCACAAAGTCCCCAGTGAGGCAGCCGTGTGCGGTGTCTGTGACGGTGATGACGCTGGAGCCCAGCGTGGCCACGAACGGGTTGTTGTTGATCGTCGGGGAACCGCGCAACGGCGTGATGTCGTAGTACGAGCCGCCGTTTTCAATGTAGAACTTGAGGTTCGTGCCCACGCCCAGCAGGTTGGCCCCGCCCAGCGTCACCCAGTTCCAAAGCGACCGGCATACACCAAGGAAGGAGTTTGCCGAGATGCGCTCCCAGCCACCGATCTTTTCAGGTGATCCAGAACGGAACCGAATCTTGTCGCACTCGTACCAGCCAGCAGAATACGCGCCGTTGACCCCCGTGGGTCCGACATTTTCTGAGAGGTAGCGCGTGTTTTCGCGGCTTACCCCCGGGCGGAATAGTAATTTTTTGAGTGGCATCGGTTACCTCGGCTTTGCGGCATTTTCGCACTTAACTCAGAAACAGCGCAATTTCAGCTTCCCGGCGCTTGACCAGCCCGGGCAGAACCTTGCCGCCACCCTTGGTCCAAGCCCGGAACGCATCGGCTGCACCCTCCCAGTCACCCCGGTTGGCCTTCATTCGGATGGTGCTGCGCTGGAGGTTGCCTAGCCCGAAGTTGAAGGAAATAGAGACAAGAGCGTCAAAAGCGCCTTGACGCCCAACCACGCTGGGAACAAGACGAAGAACACCCCGTTCAAAAGTTCCGACATCAACTCGGAATAGTTCGTCGATCTCTTCTTTTGTCCAGACACGGTTGTCCTCCGGTTTTAGTGGGAACTCACTGCGGATCATGGGGATGTCGGCTTTGGTCTTGCCCGGTGGCCGGACCATGGGAAGCCTGATCTGCTCTTGGTACAGGACATGGCCGTAGCCAATCGTCCAGATGTGCGCTGGGCAAAGGTAGGGCCGAGAGCGTTTGCCCTCGAACCGGTGCATCAGGTCTTCGCCTGCCTTGCTCAGTTTCACTTCTTGCTCCAGCCGCGAGAGCCAAACCAGAAACCGATGATGCCACCAAGCATTGCCATCTCGTCAGCACTGAAGATCAGGTCGGAATAGCGGATCACGTCGTCAATGCTTTGGATCAGGGTTGGGTGACTCCACAGGTACACCGCCATGAAAGCGTTGATCGCCACCAGCTCCAGAACGAATATGTAGGTCACCATGGGCCGCACGGTGCCCACAAAGTTAACGACCCATGTACTTGCCCTTGCCAACACCTTTTCATCGTGCGAGAGCGCGGCTTCGGTCATTCGAGCATCGGTCTCCATTTGGACCTGTTCGGTACGGATTTCCTCAATCTTTGCTTGGGCGGCAAACCCGGCAGCGGCCATAGCCAACTCGCGCTCGTTCTGCAGCGCCGCCAGCTTCAGCTCGTGCGCCTGATCGGCCTTGTTCTGGAAGTACTCCAGCAGCTTCGGCAAGCCGGAGATCAGCAGACCCCCAAGTGTTGAAAGAAGTGTAAGCATCAATTACCCCTTTTGGTTAGCATGGCGCTGGCGATCTCCAGCATGAATTTTACTTGCTCGATGTCTTTCGGTGGCTCCGCCCAGCCCACCGTGATCTGCCCGACAAACCTGTGGCTGTCTGGCGGAACGCTCACCCGGCAGGTAAACGCGACCCCTTTGCCCAGATACCACAGGCCCACCTCAGACTGTGCGTAGCGGTACTCCCCGCAGGGGGTCTCGTTGGTCATCAGCTTGACCACATCCGAATTGTTGGCAGCATTGTGGCTGAACAGCCCAACGTCGATATCCTCAACGCCCTTGTCCCGACCATCCTTGGTGTAGGCCCGGTACAGCACCCGACTGTTGAACAGCGGGTTGACTTTGAACACCGCCACCACTGCAGCGCCCGTTTGCTTAAACAGCATGGCGCTGGCCTCGTCAGTCCGGCTGGTGTTGATCTCCGGCAGCTTCTTGGACTCCTTGTAGGCGTCGCGCATGAACTCTTGGTTCTGCCACAGGAAGTAGCCAGCGAAGGCCACCACGCCCATAAGCAGGATCGCGAACAGCTTGAACGGCGAGTCCACATACCCGAGCACTTTGTCTAGGGTTGTGTTGGCGTTCAGCTTGTCGTCGCTCATTTTTTGATGTACAGCATGTAAATGATGATGCCGTAAATAAGCAGGCCAGTAAGGATGAGTGAGGCCACGCCAAGCACCAAATACTCAATGAGCTGGTCCATCTTGGCTTTGCGCAGCTTGATGGCCTTAATTTCGGCCTCTTTGGCTTCCCTGCGCCTACGAGCAGCGGCAGCTTGGAACTTCTGCCAGTCAGCCCACATGCCCGGACGGCCTGCGTAAACCATGCGTTCACGCAGCTCAACCTCTTGGGCATTCAACTGCTCCAGAGCCATGAACTCTTCGAGGTCAGAGCCGCCACCCTTTTTATTGGCTTTTTCCTGAATCTTGGCTTTGTTGTCGAAGTAATCAAAGACCCGAGAGCCGAGCTGGTGTAGCTCTTTGCCGTTGGCCAGCGCACCTTTTATTACTGCGAAGGCTGCATTCGCTGCTGCAATTTCGGCAAGCATCTACAAACTCCATACAAGCTGAGCAAAAATTCTTGCGCACCAAACCACCAGCCCAATCAGAAGGGCCGCTGCACAGAATGCTACGGCCCAGTCTTTCATGGCACCGTGGCTTGTGTGGTGGTTGTCGTTGTGGTGTTGGTACTGGTCACCACAGTTGGAGTAGCCGTATTGTCAGTAATACCGCCACCAGCAAGGCGACCACTGTTGCCAGAGTTTGACCCACTGTTTGCCCCTATGCTGTACGAACCTGCGCCAATTACACCATTGCCGCCGATGGTTGTCACGTTGGCCGCTGGCGCTTGAATCTGCGAGGCGATGCCCACGAACGCTGCGTTGGTGCTGACACCCAGAGCTGTTGCATTGTCAGACTGGCGCATGCCCAAGCTGGTCTGCTTGTTCACGGTATACACCTGTCCGATGGTTGGCAGCAGCAGGCCGGTCCACTGCATGGCGTAATCAGCCCAGTTCTTGGGAGCGTTGATCTGCGCGTTCTGCTGACCGCCACCCATCTGAAGGGACATCACCGCAGCGACTTTGGCTGTGGTGTCACCTTGCCGAGCGATGTCAGCAAGGGCTTGGAAACGGGCTGTCTGGGCCGCTGCTTGAGCTTTATGGGCTTCGGCATAGGCTTGGTACTCGGCAGTGGCGCAGCCTGTCAAGGACAGGGCACAGAGAATGGCGATCAGGCGCATGATGGCTCCTACAAAATGTGTGACAAAGCTGCTACCGGCACCAATGCGCCGAACGAGCAGATAATACGCTCGCCACCAGAAATTGGCGTGCTCCCATGACGTTCAAGACTTGCCAGACAAAGCCAAAGATCGCCCTCTTCGACTGGCACAACAACCCCATCCAAAATCGGATCGCCGCCCGCTGCGGGTTTTTTGACCATCCAGTTACAGCGAGTATGCACATACCCAACAGGAGCACCGTCTTTATGGGTGTGCGTTGCCGCGCCATCCAAATAGTGGTTGCCAATAAAGTTCCTGAACTGCGGTTCGCGCATAGTTTCCGTTATGCCAAACGCCGCAAATGCCTCATCTCGGAATGGGGCGTCTTCATAACTCATAAAGCGCCTGCCAAAACTGTTGTCGCGGTACACCCCTTCTGGCATATTAAAGCAGTCGGGATGCTTCCAACCCTTGATGACTCGCGGGGTTTGCAGCAGCACTTTAGGTCTCCGTGGCGCGGCTTGCGAACACTTGCTCGGCTCCGGCGGGGATCATGTCCTCCGAAACCGTATCGCCACCATGCTCTGCACTGTCAGCGGTGTGCAAGCAAACGCAAACGGTTCCGGCTTCTTGACCTACCAATTCATGTTCCAACTCTGCTGCAATCCAGATGAGCTGCGGGGCTTTAAACACAGTCTCTTTGCCGCGACACCGCACCAAAACCGAGCCGTGCGCTACCAGCGTTGCATGATCATACTGGTGGGTATGCCCCAACTCAATGTCCCCCACATTTTGAAAATGCATCATGCGGGTAAAAAGTTTGTGTATGTGCGCAATTCGGATGTTTGGTTGTGCCATTTTTAAAGCTCCACAATATCAATTTTTCCGTTAGCATTTTCCGGGACAATAACCCAAGATACAGTCGCCTCATCCCAAGTGTAATACGGAGGGCTGTTCGGCTCCGGCATTGGCACGGGTGATTCCCACAAATACGAAAAGCTGTTCATGACCCATGAAGGATAGGGCGACGGAGACGCAAAGCCCCCACCCTCTGGTCCGTTGGGTAGCCACGTAAAGCCAATCCCTGCAAAGTTCTTGCGAAACGCTTTGGACTGGTCGGGATCAGGTGTATTGGTGTTGGGGGTGTAATACACGCCGCCATGCGTGTTATAGCTGGTTTGCACCCAAGTTGCTGGGTCGCCCCAGCTACCCGTGTCAATCTCTGCTTGGTCAATGACCAGCACGCGCCGGACAATGCTGTTCTCGTCGATTTGGGCAAATTGGCTCATGCTGTAAATGTCCCAGAGGATGTGAAGGTGTGGTATGTATAGCCGCCAGCAGAAGTGACTGTGCCGCCAGTGCCGCGCTGGGAGCCTGCATAACGGATGATGACGACGCCTGAACCGCCGCTGCGTCCAACACCGCTGTAAACGGTAGCCCCGCCACCGCCACCGCCTGAGTTTGCCGCCCCGTCTGTTGCGGCAGTATCTACCCCCGAAGCTCCACCCCCGCCTAGACTTCCCGCAGCACCGACATTATAAGCAACAGTACTGTACCCGTATGGTGTGGCAAATGCAGTAGAACCGCCGCCCCCTGCATACGCAATACCGTTTAACCACACCTTTCCAGCCCCGCCAACACCCCCAGAGGCCATGCCACTGGCAGTCCCCGCAGCATTTGCACCGCCGCCGCTGCCGCTCCGAGCCACCCGGTAAAAATTGTTATACCCTTGGTAAACGTCGGTAGCTGTGGCGGTGCCTCCGTTGTTTCCTTGCCCGGAAATTCCAGTCCCGGCAGTGAATGATGGGTAGGTAGAAGCACCGCCGCCAGACCCGCCACTTGTGGCACCAGCGGCGCTGGCGGCTCCGCCAGCCCCACCGCCTATAGAAGTAGTGCTATTGAACGACGAATTATTGCCGCTACCGCCTGTAGCGGCACTGGGGGCACTTACCGCTGCACCACCTGACCCTACTGTCGCTGTGTATGAAGCCCCAGATGCAACAGTTATTGCTGAAATGGCTTGGTAACCGCCAGCGCCGCCGCCCCCTTGCCCAAGATAGGACCCCCAACCCGGCTGCCCGGTCCCACCTGCACCACCACCAGCAACAACCAAATATTCAATGGTGTAGGCGTTCGCTTTTCCATACAACGAGTTCATGCTCCACGAGGTGCCGCTACCACCAACACCTGCAAGAGTGCGGACTGCTGCATCGTTCATTGAGATAGTCGCGGTCAGGCTCAGACCGAGTTCTTGAGCGACACTGACTGGGCTTGATGTGCCTCCCATGTTCAGGGGGCCGCTTGCTGGCATTACCATGTTCGCTCCTTATGGGGTGCCGTAGGCGGTTACGTTGTCTTTGGCGATCAGAGCGCCTGCGCTGCTGAACGAGGCAACCACTGTGCCGCCATACTTGATCACGAGCTTACCGCCTTCTTCCATGATTGTGAAGTTGGTTGTTGTCAGGCTTGTGACGGAGCCGCCCAGCGTGATGTTGCCCGTGGATGTCACCGTGCCCGAAAGCGTCAGGCCGTTGGCGGAGCCAGTACCTGCAACAGAAGAAACCGAGCCACCACCAGTGCCTGCGCCGATGGCTGTGCGGAAGTCCGAAGCACTCAAAGATGAGACGGTGTTGTCTGCATTGAAACGTGGGAATGTCACCGCGCTTGGATTGGTGATCGTGAAGAGGTTGCCGCCCAGCGTTGTTGCGCCGAAGTTGGTCCGTGCCGCTGATGCAGTTGACGCGCCTGATCCACCAGAGGCAACAGGCAGGGCCGTCAGCAAAGTCAAGGAAGACAAGAAGCTGATCTGCTCGCCCACGTCTGTACCGTCGTTGTACACCACCGTGCGCGTACCGGGAGGGACTGCCACACCGGTCAGGCCAGACACCTTGACTGTCACAGCGAAGCTGGAGCCGTTGATGACGATGTAGGGCTTCTGGATAGCGGGAACATTCACCGTGCCCGCAGCAGACACCGCGCCGGAGGCGATGTTCAAGCACAGTGCCCGGGCATCCTGAGCAGCCGTGGTGTTGGCCAGCGTCAGTGTGCACACGTTGGCTGTGAAGTCTGCTGCTTCCAGTGTCGCCATACCCGCAATGGCCTGCTCGATGGCAGTACCAATGTTGGAGTTGGTCGTGGTGCCCCAAGTGCCTGACTGCTCACCGTTGCCGATCAGCTCAAACTTTAGGTTGGAGAAGGTGCTTGACATGATTATCCTTTCGCCTCAAGGGCGGCTATGCGAGCTTCGAGCGCAACAACACGTTCCGCCAACTTTACAGCAGCAACAAGGGCTGCGTTTCCGTATGCGAGGGTGAGGTTGCCTTTTTCATCAGTCTGGACCACCTCTGGCAAAAACGCCTGCATTTGCTGAGCGGACACACCGGCCTGCCGGTCGTCTGAATCAATCCGGGTGTATGTGCCGTGCTTGATCTTTGCCAACTGCGAAAGAAAATCACCGGGTAAATCGGCCCAGTCTTTTTTCAATCGCTCATCAGAATACGCAGTGACGTTGCCCGTGCAGACCAAGTTGCCAGCGTTTAGGTTGTAGTTTGTCCCGTCCCAGTACAGGTAGTGAGAGCCCGCGCTGCTGAGGTAGATTACCCCGGTTGTACCGCCACTTCGGTATGCAGTCATATCTCCGTTGACCGCAGTAATTCCAGTACTGACGCCGGATGTGTTTGGAGTGGCGGTAAGTCTTGTAACTGAAACCGTCCCCGCGCTGAAGTTGCCAGAGGCATCCCGAGCAACGAGCGTTGAAACGGTGTTGGCGCTTGTTGCGTTCGATGTGACGGTGAACGTCGCGTTGCCTGATTGGTTGGCGGTGAATGTCTGAGAACCCGACAGGCCAGTGCCCGACACGTTCATTGTGAGCGTGCCGTTGTTGACGTTGGCCGCTGTGGTAGCCGTCGTAGCGTTACCGCTCAGTGCCGCAGTGATCGTGCCTGCGCTGAAGTTGCCCGAGGCGTCACGCGCTACGACCTTGCTGGCCGTGTTGGCGGATGTGGCGTCCACTGCCGCAGTGACTGCGCCAGAGCCGTTGTAGCTTGTACCGGTCAGATACGAACCCAATGTCAAAGCGTTCAGGTTGCTGCCCAAGGCCACACCCGAGATCGTGCCAGCACTCCATGTGAACGCAGAGCCGTTCCAGTTCAGAACTTGGTTGGAGGCTGTGGGCGCTACCGCGAATGTCGTGGCCCCTGATCCGGTCTGGTACGCAATCTGGTTGGCCGCGCCGCCTGCAAGGTTGGTCGCTGTGGTTGCGCTTGTTGCCGAACCGCTCAGTGTGGCCGTGATAGTCCCGGCGCTGAAGTTGCCCGATGCGTCACGCGCCACGACCTTGGAAGCAGTGTTGGCGTCCGTGGCATCCACGGCAAAAGTGCGGGCTGCGGAGCCATCAAACGTGCCGCCAGAAGTCAGGAACGTGCCCGCTGTCAGAGCGTTGGCCACCGAGCCAGCTTGGCCTGAGATGTTGCCCGACACCGCTGCGCCCGAGATGGCGATGGCCGTGGGGGTGACGCCTGTGACTTGACCTTGTGCGTTCGTGGTGATTACCGGCACCGTAGCGGCATCGCCGTATGTGCCAGCAGTACCCGTGTTGGTGATGCTGAACTGTGTGCCAGAGAGGGTCAAGCCCGTGCCTGCGCTGTAAATCTGCGCGGAGCTGATCTGGGCAAACGTGATGTTGGTTGTGCCAAACGTGATGACGCCGGTCGTGTTGCAGGTGTATGTCTCACCTGCGCCTGTTGCGCCTTGCTGCACAAAAACGGTAGAGCCTTCGCTCAAGCCCGCAGCATTGTTGATGACGTAAGTGTCCGCATCACTGGAGCGAGTCAAAATCCAGTTGGTCGATCCCGAGCCCACGTTTGTCACCACGTAGATACCGTTTTGTGTCTGGGTAGTCTGCTGATACACCAACACGCGATCCGCCACGCTGACCGTCACACCATCAATTACCAAGGCAGCTTGTGCCCCTGCGTTGGTCAGAGTTGCGCCCACACCGGCGGTGCCGTTGTTGTACGTTGCGTTCAGGTTGATCGGTGCTTCCACCCGCACTGGCTGGTGGAAGTGGATGCCGCTCGCTATGAGCGCATCGACGTAGGTCTTGTTGACCAAATCGTTTGCGCTGGCAGGTGCTGTTGAAACCGTGCCCGCTGTAATGTTGGCGGTGGTGATGTTGGCCGTGCTCGCACCCAAGGTGCCGATGTCCAGCACCGAAACGGCAGAGCCCGCTGCGTCCAGATACACCGCACGCGAAGATGGGTATGTGACAAACACGTCCTTGGAGCCAGCGCCAAAGTTCACCAGAGAACCAGCGTTGCTGGACGACACCACGGTTGTGCGCGACAGGGTTGTGCCCGAGGATGTGTAAGTGCCGACGCCCACTTCCCAAGCGCCAGATGCCGAGTCCACAATGGCGTAGAAGGTCTGGTTGCCGTCACCAACAGCGGCAAAGGACTGGAACCCTGCGGCTGCGCCAGCCAACGTAACCGTGCCGGTGCCGGTTGTTGTGGTCGTTTCCTTGACGCGATCTTTGAGTACCAATGCCATTTTGAGTCCTTACGATGGTATCTGCGTCCAGCCGGGGGACTGCACATCGTTGATATTTTGCCAGTTCGGTGTCTGGCTGTCGTCAATCGTGGCCCAGACCAACACCCCTCCGATGTTGATGTAAAGCTGCACGCCGGTCAGGTAGACGTTCTTGTCTTTGACTGCGCCCAGAGTGCTCAGGGCGCTGACAGCTTCCGCCATGGTGCCCGTGAAATTTACTTGAGCCACTTGGGTGGCCGCGCCCGTGGCGCTCTCTGCGATGGCCACGGAGATCAGCAGGCCTCTGGCCATGTCGTCAGTGCCCGTGGCGGTCTCAGCCTGCGCCGCCAAGAAAGTGCCCACAGCAGTCTGTGCTGCCGTGCCGGTGGTGCTTTCCGCCTGTGCAGCCAAGAAGGTGCCAATGGCCGTCTGGGTTGCTGTAGCTTCGGCCTGCTCAAGCATGCTGGCCACCATGGTGGCGATCACCGACTGCACGTTGGCTGCGGTGGCGGATTCTTCCTGCGCGGGCCTGAACGTGGCCGTAGCTACCTGCGCCTGCTGGCCGGTCACCGCCTCGTCAATGAGGCCCCCGCGAACAAGGCTCGGCACTGCGAAAACGCTCCCCGCCAAAGCCGTCTCGGCCTGCGCGACGGCAAACGTATTCCCGCCTAAAGAGGCGAAGGGTGCTTGGGCAAAAGTGACATCACCAAACACCGCTTGCCCCTATCAGGCCGCGTCGAGCGAGAAGGTGTAGGTCACATTCAGCGTGTCGCCGTTGTCCACCGTCTTGTCGCCGCCAGTAAAGTCACCAGCCGAGAACAAGATGCCAGACGTGCCGCTGTTCACACTGGCCAAGAACGCGCCAGCCACCACCGTGCCGTTCACCAGCATGGCAAACGAGGAAGGAGCTGCGGAGTTCGAGATCACCGATGGATCAGCCGTGGTGGCCGTGCCGAACGTCACTGCCTTGCGGTTGCCGGTGTAGGCTGTGCCGGGCACCAGTTCTGTCCATCCTGCGTGCGAAGCCAGCGTGTCAGCAGCGGCAAAGGTTGTGCCGGAGCCGGGGCCTTGGACCAAGCCAAGGAACCAAGCAGACGTGTAGCCAGAAGCAGCGAAATACTTGCTGTTCATGTCCTGCAGGCCTTGGTTGACCACGAGGTTGTGGAAGGTGTCAGACCACTTCTCTTTGCCGTCTGCGCCCACGCAGGTGACGGTGAACACACCGCCCGCGCCCACGCGCTCACCGCCTACACGGTTTGTGATCAGGCCTGCTGTAACGCTGTCGGCTGCTTTGCTGTGTTCCATGATGTGTCCTTATGAGATGCGCACGATTGCGCTGTTGGCATCGGCAGTTGGGAAAATGACTTGGAAGGTGTCGTTGCTCACGGTCTTGTCAGCGCCGAAGTCGAGAACAGCCACGGACTTGTTGCCCTCTGTGCTGTTGTAGATCAACGCGCCCCGGGCTGTGAAGGTTGAGCTTGTCCAAGAGGTGTTGGCAAAGCTGAAGTAGGCCGTGGGCACGTTGGCGCTGTTGTTTGCAGCCACAGGTGTGGTCGTAATGACCAGTGTGTTGCCGCCAGCCACGTAACCCGTACCAACGACTTCACCTGATGTCGTGTAAACAGCCGTGGAGCCGTCCAGATTGGCGGCAGCGGTGTACAGCGCGATCTTGAACGTGTCGGGCGATGTCGGTCCAAAGTTGTGAATGCCCTGCGGCAGCTCCACCTTGAACGATGTGGTTGCGGTTTGCGCGATTGTCATGACACTTTGATCCTTGTCTGACCGTCACGGTATGTGTCGGTGCGTTGTTTGCCGTCACCCAAGTTCTTGAGCAGCGCAATTGCCTGCATGTACATGTCTTGGTACAGCTTCACCATGTCAGCCTCGCCCTTCATGAAGCGAATGGCCTCTACCAGTGCGCCGTTGAGCAAAGCAGAATCGAAGTTCTCACCCAGCCACGTCTCACCTGCGGTCACGATGGACTCGGGGTAGTAGTAGTAGTGCAGCTCAGCCGCGTAAGTGGCGTCCGGTGTGGGTCCCAAGATGAACGTCAGCTCATTCACGTCGTTCGACTGAGGGCCGAAGATGGCGTAGTGCTTGGGCTTGCCGGTAGTAGCCGGATTGGGGTACGCCTGACGGATGAAGTTCACGTCCTTGTCCAGCAGGAACTCGTAGTTCCCGCCTGCAGCCGGGTAGATGGCCAACGAGTACACCGACAGAAAATCATTCGGAGCAGCCAGATACTTGTTGTTCGCAGTCAACGTGCCAGTGACGTTCTTGCGCAAGTTGGCCAACTGCACCGTGTTGTAGATTTTCTGTTCCGCCTGCTGCGTGAACATGGCGTACTGCTCCTCTGTGAACTCGTTTTCACAGATGTCAGCAATGTTGATCTTCAGCTCGGCGTAGTTCATGCTTTATGCCATTGGGCCTCGGGCCATGGTGCCCTTCGTGGCGCAGCCAGTACCACGGATTTTGATGCCGGTGGTCTTGACGTTATCCGCGCCGGGGTCGTTGGTGCTCACGCGGGGCGTGGCTGTGTACCGCGTCATCTTGTTCGCGGCCAAGGTGTTGGGGTCTTTCATGACCTTCATGCCCGCGCCGGGCTTGCCGTCCATGGTGTGCGGCTTGGCGTAGACGGCAGCGTTGCCGACTTCCTTGCCCATCACTTTTTGACTGAATTTGGCCATGATTAACCTCGCTTTTGTGCTGCGACCTTAGCCAAACCACGGCCCATGGTCTTCATGTCGATGTTGCGCTTGCCACCGCCGCTTTTGCCGGGGCTTCCACCCCTCATCTCTTTGGCTGTGGGGCCGCTGTCGCCCAAGTTTTTACCTTCGGTTTTGCCTTTTTTGGCGATGCCGTCAGCAGATCGTGTGAATGCCATGAGTAACTCCTTAAGATACCGATATTGTCACTGTGCCGATCTGCACAGTCAACGCCAATGTGTTGGGTGTCAAGAGCGTATCAAACGACCTTGATCCACCCACCGGGTTCCATCCCCACTGAATGTCCCGAGAGCCGCCAGACAGGTTGCCGTCGTCATTCAGGCCAGATGTCACGTAGGTGGTGTCCCTGCGTGGGTTTCTCAGCGCCTGCGGGTCATCCACAGGGAACGTGCCAAGCATCAACTGAGGCTGATCAGGGTCCCAGCATGCCGGGCACACCAGCAACTCGTACTTGCGCTGCTTGATGATCTCAGTTTTGAGCTTCTTGAGCTTGAACTGCTGCCCGCAGCGATCGCACATGGCAATTGCTTTATGGCCGGCTGCGAACCGATTCCCCATCAGTAGCTCCCAATCCGGGCCGCGCGCGGCACAAATCGTACAGCTGCTTTCTCCCGGTCCTCAGAGGAGGCCAAATCCCATGCTTCGTCGTACTGCTGCTTGAGGATGCCCAAGCGCTCCATGCCGCCGGGAATCTTCAGGGCAAGGTGATACGCCAAACCGGCCGTCATGGCTTCGTAGAAACGGAACGGCATATCCATGGTGTTCACACCCGTGCCAGCGTCCTGCATGCGGCGCAAGCGCCAGTACACGAACACGTAGGGCTGGGAGTTGTCGGGCACCGGCCACACTGTGAAGCGGGGGGTGTCCAGCCGCTCAATCCAGACCTGAATGGGCCGGGCCTGCTGCAGCTTGTTGGGGATGGTGGCGTAGGTGGAGACGCTGATCCGGGTGATGGTCAGGTCGGCCTGCGTCGACGCGCTACCCGCGCCCGTGCGGATCACATGCTCCAGCAAGTCCACGGTGTCAGCCGGGAGGTTGTATGTCGCTTGGCCGGGGATCAAATTGATCATGCCCTGCTCATACGTGAACATGTTCAGGCCCTTGTTGGCCCACTGCGAGAACATCAGGTTTAGCGACCGGCTGGCGGTACGCAGGTCATAGCCCGTGCGCAGCTCGCCACCGGCGCGTTCGAAGGCCTCCTCCACGATCTCCGTGAGGTCCATGTTGAACGCTGTGGTGCCTGATGTGGTCATCGGAAGCTCGCTGTCTTTTTGGCGATGGTCTTGGGCTGGGCCACAAACTGTTTGCCCGCCGCCTTACCAGCACGCTTGGCTTTTGTGGTGGCCGCATACTCTGCGGGGCTAAGCGATTTTATCGCCTTCTCCGGCAAATAGCGCTCCCCCGTTTTAGACGACGGCTTGCCGCTCTTGGTGCGCCACTTCTGGTCGCCCCAGTCTTTGAGGGATTGCTGGGGCGCTTTCATATCAGTCCCTGTACCCGCCGCCAGCGGCCTTGTACTTCTTGGCCACAAGCTGGGCCTTGCGGGCCGACCACTGGCCTGCCCCGGTGCCCTGCGTTGCGGCCGACTTAACTTGGCTCACGATCCGCTTGCGCAGCTCGGGCTTGGTGTAGTTGCCAGCCGCGTTGACTTTGCCGCCCTCAGCGTACTGCGTGAAGTCGGTGTCATCCCGGCGAGCTTTACGCTTGCCAGAAGGCATCTTGGAAGGGGAGATGGCCCCCATGCCGCGACTGGCTCTCATATCAGCAAGTCCTGCCGCCCATGGCCATCTTGACCATCGTGCCCTTGGTGTGGCCCTTGGTCACACAACCATCAGCACGAGTCACGCTGCCGCCCTTGGCCTTTTTGACCATGGGTGCAGGAGGCGTCTTGCTGGCTGCGTTGTAGGCTTTTTCAGCGGCTTCGGCAGCCTTCTTGTCCGCCATCATCTGGCGAGCTTCTTTTTCTGCTGGACTCATGTTGATCTCCTTAGCAGGTTTTGCCGCCGCTCATCATTTTGACCATCTTGCCCTTGGTCTTACCCTTGGATGCAAGACCGTCACGGCTGGGGGAGGCAGTGCGAACTGCGCCCATCTTGGTTGTGCCAACAGAGCCCCCGGCCTTCAGGCCTTTGTGAGCCTTGGAAGCTGGTTTACCTGCGTGCTCTTTGAGTTTCATCATTGCGTCTTTCATATCGCCACCTTTAGAAAATTTGCGGCCCTTGTCCGCGTTGGAGAACTCTTTGCCCACTGACTGTGGGACGCCTGTTTTCTTCGCAAACTCCGGGCTGTGCGCTACCGCACGCATGAAGTCAGCTTGCTTTTTACTGCTGGACGGCATTGCTGCTCCGCAGATTGTCAATTTTGCGCTCCAGCCGGTCAAACCGGTCAATCAACTGTTGCATGTCGGCCCGGAACTCCGAGCGCGTGATGTGATCCCGTGCCACTTCCTCGCGGGTGCGGTTGAGCAGGATGCCAAGACGGTTGATCTCGGCAAACTTTTCTTTCAGGATGAACCCGAGCATGGCCACAATTGCGGTGAGCACGAGGTTCCAGACCATCATTTCCATATCAGCACTTCCATCGCGCCAGTGACGCGGCTTTGCGAGTGGGCTTGCCCTTCTCGTCTTTCATTGGGCCGGGCATACCTGACATGCGTGCGCAGAACGAATCCTTGCGCTTGCCACCCTGCGGTTGCGGGGCTTTGAGGTTGCTGCCGGTGGCGGCGTTGTACTTGGCGCGGCCTTTGGCTGTCAGCCCAGCACCCTTGGATGCAGGCAACTTCTCGCCACGACCGATTGCAAGGGATGGGGTCTTCTTAGCCATTGACGACTTTCAGTTTGGGTGTGCAGTGCTGCTCGATTAGTGGCATCAGCACGGCCTCTTTGAAGCTGCGGTGGTATTCCTGAGAGCCAACGTGCGGCAGGGTGATCTCTGGGTCAATGAAGACCGTGAAACCGTCCGCCCGGGCACGCTTGCAGAACGTGTAGTCCTCGCCAACGTACTGGCCATTGGTCAACTCAAAGTCAAACAGGGCGCTCTCGTTGCGGTTGTACACATCGTTGAAGTAGGTCCACTCGGGGTGGTTGGCCACCATCTTCTCCAGCACATGGCGCTGAATCATCATGAAGCCCGTGGCCACGTTCTCAACGCGCAGCATGCCGTGCGGGTCAAACTCAAGCGTGTTGGCCTCGTCGATGTAGATGTCCAAGAAGAACTTGCGGTCCTCGGCTCGGCGGGTGTACATCCCAGCGGTGATGTCCTTGCCGGTGCTCAGCGCCAGCAGGCGAAGCACAGACTCGGCGTCCACCACGATGTCGGCATCGACAAACAGAAAGTCCGTGCAGTCCGACTCCAAGAAGTTGGCGACCAGAATGTTTCTGGCCTTGGTGATAAGAGAGCAGCCCGACAGGTGCGACAGTTGCACTTGGACACCAAACTGCGAAGCCTTGACCACCAAATCGGCCAAAGCAAACGAAGTTTTGATGTTCAACTTGCCGTCGTAGGCAGGGATCGCAATCATCAATTTGCGACCTGCAACATCCATGGGGCGTATCTCTTCAGCCATAGAACACCGTGATCTTGGAAGTTGCCGGAATTGTTACATGGACGTCTGTCTGAAACAAAATCCCTTGACCGGGGATTGGCAAACTGATTGGCTGAGTTCCAGTTCCAATATTGAACTGCAACAGTATGGTTCCGCCTGATCCGCCATCACGAAAAATAACATCCCCGGCGGTTCCGCCAGAAATGCAATGGTAGGCTTTGACGCGAGTACGATAAGCCACCACGGTAGCCGTAGCTTCGGTGTGTACCGCTAGGACGTCGGTTTGCATCGTCATAATCAATCTCCTTTAAAACAGGGGCCGAAGCCCCGAGGTTGATTAAGCAGTGCGTGTGAACACGTACGCAGTGGCGCTGGAGAACATGATGGTGAATCGTGCCAAGCCAGTAACACCAGAGGCAACCGTCAGGTCGCCAAAAGAACCTGCGGTGTCCACGGCGGCAGAAGACAGAACGCCGTTGGTGGCCACAGCAATGGTCACTGTGCTTGCGCCAGCAGTGTTGTCAATGTACAGGTCCATCACAGTGCCACGAACTGCACCCAAGGCCGCGCCGAGCAAAGTGCCAGTGGGCAGCGTGATGGTTGTGGCGGCTGCCGAGGTGGAGGTGATGTAACCGGTAACAACTTCTGCCGCTGTGGCTGTTGCAGTGGCGTTGATTGCTGCGGTTGTTGGGTGGTTTTGATCAGTGAACACCAAATTGGTGGTCGTCAGATCGGTTACGCTGGTGGTCGCGCCAAAAGTGGCATCGACGGTAACCGCACCAGTGGTTGCGCTGACGGAGACGTCTTGAAAGCCGTTCTCGGAACGAACTGGGCCCGAAAAAGTCGTATTGCTCATGATGATTCCTCACATGCGAGTTGAGGTGCATCTGTCTGCATGTCGTCGGCCCGGAGCCGTCAGATACACCGGATAGTCCGGGGTTGAGGCAATATACCCCAAAAGAAAAGGCCCCACAAGGGGGCCTTCTCAAATAATCCCGAAGGATTAAGCGCCGGGGGAACCGTAAACACCAAGTGGGTCAGAAACACCAAAGCTGTAACGCTCGCGTGCTTTGTATCTCACGTTGCCCGTATCGAAATCCCCGTCCATGGAATTCGCCAAAGGCGAGCGGACGAAGTGCTTCAGGCCGTTGGGCACATCAGTCAACAGGAACCAAGCGTTGGTGTCGGTCAAGAAGTTGTTGATCGTGTAACCACCGGGGATGGAGCCGTTGTTCTTGATGGCGTTGATGTCGTTGTCAGCAGT